GAGTCCATTTCCCAACTAACGACCTTATGTTTGTCGATGGTTGCAGGAACTGTAAGTTGAGTCTTTGCTTTAAACTGTCCTGTCTGGTCTAAACCATCAGAGGAAGTCATTACATAAGGAATAGGTCTCGCGATTCTGTCGTTAGAACGTTCCATTGATACTTGATCAGTTTGATATTTCTTTACGGCTTTTGAGAGAACTTGATAGTCCTCAAAACCTTCGAGCATCTGATCGAATGCTACCTTTTCTTCTTTACCGAAACTATTGGCCATGATATTGTATTAGTCCTTTGTTATTTGTTTTTGCGGTCCCTCATCTTCCGCTTATAAGCTACAATCTTCGTTCGATTGCCAGACTTATCAGCTTCCGTTTCCAGGCGTTTAAGCTCGTTGTCTACCGTTCCCGATATTGAGGAGTTACCTTTCAGCACTTTCTCAGGTGATGTTGCCGCTTTTCGTTTCCCAACTGTTAACTTAGTTTCCAGTTTAGATACTGCAAAAGCGAATTTCACAGGGTCTGTGATTTCAGACAATTCTTTAGCTCTCGCTGCGTTCTTGCCAATTGCATACATGGTTAAGGCTGGGTTCTCAGCTCCAGAAACTATGATAGACTGTTGAAGTTGACTAAGCTTTTCATTCACAACCAACTCGGCTTCATCGAAGTCTTTCACTTTAAGATTAGATTTAGCTTGCTCATAGCTTTCCATCTTAGAGTTCCAGGCATCTTGAACCTTCTTGTTTGCTTCATTCTGCTGAGCTACTACGATGTCAGCGCTATTCTTCCTTTGATACCAAGCACGTAGCTCGGTAGCATATTTATCGGAATCAAAGTCTGAACTCTCTAAAGTTGGTTCTTTTCCAACAGCCTGAACCGCTGGAGCTATAACTCTAGTCGCATCTTCATACTTCTTTTTAAGCTCCTTTAACTCTTTACCCTGCTCTTTGTGACTTGTACGCAATTCACGAACCCAGTCAGGTGCGTCCTTGCCTTCATCTTCTATTGGAGTAAGTGACTCTCCCTCAATTGAAACTACTACCTCCTCTTCTTCAGACTCTACTTCCTGAACTTCCTCTACTGGGTCAGCGGCACCCTCTTCCTCACTGGTTTCGATCGGTTGTTCTTCAGTAACTTCTTCGACTGCCTCGATAGGCTCCTCAATTGTTTCTACTTGTTCTGCCATTTCTGACCCTCCTACTACTTAACTCACTCATTGGGACGGTTGAGCGGAGACCGTATTTTTCATTGCGTCAGACATTGTTTTAACTTTAGAGTTATCAATGACTGCCAGTGTTTCTAATGTCTTAGCTTTTGTAAGCTTAGTTTCTTCTATGATCTTATCAGCATCAGCTGCCGTCTTGATCGCCTGTATTTTCTTGAGTTCACCCTCAGCTTCCTCTTTAAGTGCAGCACTTCTTAAGAATTCTGCATTAGGATCATTCTGTGCTTGTTGTTGAGCTTGTTGTGCTTGAGCTTCCATTCTCTCTTTGTCTTCTTCGTTTGGTTGTTCGACACCTAACTCAACTAATTTCTTTCTGTAATACTCATTGATACCAGATAAACCTTCACCTTCCATGTTCATCATTGAAGTGGCTACCATTATAGTTAAATCAGCAGGGTCTTGAGTTAAGCCCATCATTCCAGTTACGGCCCGAACTGTCGCAGCTCGTGAACTGGAACTAAGTGGTCCGACTTCTACGTTCACATCGAACTTTGCCTTGCTTAGATCATTCTCATGAAATATCTCACCGTTCTCATCAACCATTGGTTTCATTAACTCAATAGTTGAAGCTGAATCATTATCATCAATCATCTTCATCATACGGTTATCTTCAACGTATAAGTCTTGAGCCATGCTTAGCCAAATCTGCCCACCTCGTTTCATTCCTTTAGCAAAGTTGCTCATGTAAATGAAAGTCTGCATATCCAATCTTGTCTGAACTAATTCGACAGCTTTACCACTCATATTAGAGGTCATCTCGTCACCGACTTGGGCTGAGCCTAAGATTTCCTTCATATCAACATCAGTCAATTGAAGTAAAGCAGCCATTGAAGGAGGTAGAGTACTAGGTTTTGTGTAGGCAATTGGACCCTGATTAATAGCTACACCATCAGCATCAGTGATTGGATTGATAAGTAGGAATGGATAATTCTTTATGTTGTCTTCAGCCCACATAGTTTCATGGCCTGCAATCTGTTCAGGTGTAAGTATTGGCTTCTCTCTTGTATCCAAAGCAGCGTATTCAGCCAGCTTGGACACTTGCATATTCTTTAAACGTTGAACATCTTTAGATAAACGGACATGACCCATTGCTCTTTCAACATTATCAACAATCCATCTCTTCCCATAAATAGGAACAATTGGGATGTTTTTCCCAGCAATATACACAGGCTTCTCTAATATCTTAGAGCCAGACATGACATATTTGCGGATTCGTTTAGTCTTAACCTTCTTATTTCTTATCTCAATCGCACCAACATCCTCAAGCTCTTGCTCAAGTTCTGGATTATCCTTGAAATCTTTGTTGCGATAAGTTGTCTCAGTCTTGTCTAAGTTCTCGAAGACTCTGATCGTATCCTTGTAATCTTCAACGACATAATATTCAGCAATGTAAATTGTTTTAGGAGTGGACCAATCAAACTCAGTCGAATCAACAGTCTTACTCCAATTCATTGGGTCTTCATCAGGATATTCAGCTTCGAATGCTTCATAAGACATTCCAGTAAGGACGAAGCAATGTTTAGCGTCTGACTTGTCCTGCCTCTTGGCATTTAAATCAAAGAATACGCAAGAATCAGCATCAAATATAGGCTCAATCTTAATGCGTTGCCTGTCATCTTCCTCGTCTTCCTCATCTTCGTACTCTGCTCTTAGTCTCCATGCACCAATTCCACCACCTACAGCTTCTTCAAAGGCGTTGTCGTAGGCTTCCATAGCATCGCTATCCTGTTCATCAGCTCTATAAAGGGAGTCGCAGGCATCTGCCAAGTCGTCTTCTTTGTTGTCTTTAGGTGTAAAATCGACAGTAACTCTGTTGTTTCGATATTCATTTATGATCCTAATGACTGATAAGTGAATCTTATTTACTTCAAACTTAGGCTTGTTCTCGAACTGCTCGGACAATGGACCTTCCCACTGTGCTCCTGCAATTGAGTAGAATCTCCTGTCTTCTAATGATTGTTCTCGCTCATCTTTGACAGCAGCTTGAATTGTGTCGAACTCTGTTATTGCTCGGTAGTGAATGTCTGTTAAAGATTTAGCCATTCTACCACTTATTAATCGATGCTACTGGTTTAAAACTCTTAGGAACGTTAGCTTTAACGGTTCTTCTCACTAATTCTATAGCATATCTCAAAGCGTCGCACCCATCAGATGAGGCATGATCGATAAGTTCCGTGATCTCACTTGTTTTTGGGTCAACCTTGTAGCTATAGAAAGTTAAGTCGTTGATTATACTAGGGCACCTTGGATGGACAATGATATCGTATCCACGGAGGAATTCAATGCCTTCAACGACGCTATTAGCACCCTTAACGGACGGTCTAGCCTTCTTGAACCCATTTCTTCTCAAATGACTGATAGTTTCAGGTCTAGATGAATCGATAGTGATAGGCCACAGCTCGGACTCTTCAATAGTCAAGAACAAGTTAGGTATTTCTACAGTTTCACAGCCAATCTCCCTTGCTTCGTAGTCAATGTAAAGCTTCTTGCCTTCAATAAAACAGCGTATTAACACAGTTGGATCAACACTAAAGCCTAAGTCACAGCCGAAATAGAACATGGCATCTTTAGGAGTGTCAAACTCTTCAACCTTCCAGTTCTTAAAGATTCTTTTCTCTGAGTTCTTAACGTATTCTCCTAGCCAAACATGAGAATACTTCTCGAAGTCTCGTTGTCTATCGTAGTCCATTTCCTTGAGCATTATCTCAGGCATCCAAGGGTTGTCTGTGTAATTCACTGACTTAATGACTGAATCATCGGGAGGATTGGCTCCTCTTAATAGAACATCAACAGGATCATTCTCGTTGCGAGGGTTAAACGTGAACCAAAGCTCTGACCCTGGCTTCCTTATCGTTGGCCTTAATAAATCTAATGAAACTTGAGCTAATGATTGAGCCTCTTCAACCCAAGCTCTATCAAATCCTTCCAATGACTTGATTGAGTCTGCATTCTGAGAACTCATGCCCTGAAAGATGATTATACCTGATCCGTGTCTATTCTTAATACAAGATTGCTGTACTTCAAAGTGTGAACCTAATCCAAGTAGCTCAATCTTAGTCTCTATTAAAGCCTTAACTGATTGGTTTAGAGACTTCTGAACCTCTCTAATACAAACTGATTTAGTATTAGGATTAAGAATATGTTCTTCAACCAACATCTCTGCAAAGAAATGTGACTTACCTGAACATCTCCCACCATAAGCGGCTTTATATCTTGCAGGTTTTAGGAAGTCTAAACCCCATCTCGGGGTCTTTATATCAAGCTTTGTCAATAATCGTACGGGTGATTACTTCTATCTTTTCACCACCTGTTGTTATGTCAGTCTCTTGCTTGTCTGAATAGTTATGTTTGGCTAAAACTAGCTTGCTTATAGTACTATTCATCTCTCCAGATAGCCCACCAGATAGCAAAGTTCGCTCCTGTTTAGACAATAAAGTTGCTAACATGTCAGAAAAGTCTTCCTTTCCTTTCTCTTTAGACCATGTATGAAGCGTTTCACGAGATAGCTCAAGCTCGCAAGCTAAGCCTGCGATAGATGGTATGATGTCCCCATATTTAGAGAAGTTCTTTATGTAGTCTTTTGTCTTCTCTAAAATCTCAGGGTTATATTTAGTTGGTCTTCCAAAGGCCATATCTACTCACAAAAAAAACCCAAGGGAGATTCCCTTGGGTATAAACATCGAGCAGATTAATTATATTATGCTTGAACTGTCAGCAAGTAACTAGGTTTCAGTCTCCTCCTTAAGACGTGACTTATATTTATCTAATGAATCATCAAAATCATTCTCATATCCAGTATTAAGAGAATGTTTAATATCATCAAACAAATTATAGCCTAGCTCAAACAACTCCTTATATCGGTCTACCTCCATCATTAAACATTGCCTACAAAGGTAATGTTCATTACATTTAAGCTCAGTAAATCCCAGTAACTTTGAACCACAAGGCTCAATCGGCTTAAGTTTAATCATCCTCACCGGCTCCTTCTTTAAATAACTTCCCAGCTTGAAATCCTTCCATATACTTTGTGTTCAAATTGGCTCTTTCTTCCTGTACCTTAGCTTCCAACCCCTCCACCTTCTTCTCAAGCTCTTCGTTTTTAGAAA